AACGATATTCAAGGGATGTGTATTGTTATACGTATCTACTTCGCCACCGAATGTAACATAGGACGGGGTATATATGTTAGTGACTTTGTAATTGTGATTATATATGTTTTCAAAATAGCTATCTAAACTGCTAATTTTGAATGGTTGGGTACCTAAAAGTTGGTTCGTTTTATCGATGAACTCTTTGACTAAATTGCAAGTAATTGGATTCGCATCGTCTATAATAATATTACTAATTTGCAATCCAGCGGCCTTTATGATCCCCGAACAATGAATGTTTTTATCAACATACAGAGATGTATCAGTGGTTAAATACGTGTCTGCTAAACGCCGCGATGTATTTATTGCAACACCATTATCATTTACAATGAAACTCCATTTTGTATTTGAAGTATTATTTAAATCGTTTAAATGATATGTTTTCTCTCCTACAACTAAAAATTCTTCTTTTCTCCGCAGATCTAATCTGTTTAAATTTTTAGCTTCAAAGTCATCATTGAGTTGTAAACCTATGGCAACTGAATCTATTTGTATTACAGGGGGCATAGTATCATTTTCTAGATAACTCATATTATCTTACTCTATTTAAAAGAAAAATACATTTATTATTTATATATATAAAAAATGATATAATATAATTAATATAATAATATAATAATATAATTGCTAAAATGAAAAGAATCGAAAATATTCACAATAAAACGATGGAGATTGATATCGAGAATCAGCCTTATAATAACAAGAATATCCTCTTGCAACGCGAGGATTTAGATAATTTGTTGAATAGCAATGGGCTCTTGGGGTTACAAATTAAAAATATCAATTTATATCGTGTTGCATTCGTTCATAAATCTTATTGTACTATGAAAAATGCGGATTTTGATAAGAGTAATGCTAATTGTCCCACGGGATGCCTGCCTTTACAAGATATGTCCTATGAACGTTTGGAATTTCTCGGCGATTCTCTACTTGGTATGATTGTAACAAATTATTTATATCTACGATTCCCTGATCAGAACGAAGGGTTCTTATCAAAAATAAGGACTAAAATAGTTAACGGGCGGATGCTCGGATATTTGTCGGAAAAGATAGGTCTCCCTAAATTTGCAATAATTTCAAAACAAGTCGAAGAATCCGGAGGAAGAAATAATTATAAGATTATGGAGGATATTTTCGAAGCATTCTTAGGAGCTCTTTATTTAGATTTTCAAACAGATGCCGACGAGGTCTCGCTTCCCTCCAATATAAGAGTTACGCCTATTAGCGGTGCTGGATATTACGTAGTAGAAAGTTGGATCATCTATATTATTGAAAATTATATAGATTTCTGCGAACTAATAAGAATTAAAAATAATTATAAGGATATGCTCGTATCTCATATGTTACATTATTTGCAAGATGTGCCACAGTTTAAAGAATTGAATATTTCTATCAAGGATAATGTTAGAGTATTTACTTATTGTATCAAAGATAAGAATGGTTCTATTATTGCGACTTCTACGGGCAGTACCAAAAAAGAAGCTGAGAACAATGCGTCAAAGAGCGCCCTATTATATTATAATGTAAATATTCAAGAATATAATTCTCATATATAAGAAATTATATAATTATTCATCTAATACGAATGTAAATATGGTAAATATGAATATAACACATTTAGTTTTATCTGGAGGCGGAATGCACGGAGTTATGTTTTTAGGAGCCCTGAGGTATTTATATATAACAAACTTGCATAAAAAAATCACTCATATCGCAGGATGTTCAATAGGCTCTTTCGTAGGTCTAATGTTTGCTTTTAAATTAGAAATAGAGGAAATGGAGGAATTGGTATACAATATGCAATACGATAATGATTTATGCAATGTTCCTATAAAAAATTATATTAAATTAATAACGGAGTATGGAATATGTGATATGGAGCTTTTTATAAATCATTTAAAAGTTGCTATAAAAAAAAAGTATCCGCATTTAGACGATAAATTAACTTTCAGGGATATATCAAAGATATTTGGGGTCAATATCTATATGTCTGCAACAAATATAAATTCCTGTGAAAATAAGATTTTTTCTATTGAGGATACACCAGATATATGTGTGTATGATGCTTGTTGTGCTTCTATGTGTATCCCTCTATTGTTTAAACCAATACATATAGAAGATTACTATTATGATGGGGCCTTGACTAATAATTTTCCCATTAAGATATTTGACCATGTGCCCAGCGAGAATATAATAGGGATGGTATTACAAAAAGAGGGACGGATTATTGAGAAAACGAAAAATATCAACTTAATCTATATTCTAAAGCAGCTATTTAATATCTTAAATGTATTAAGAGTTAAACATGTGCTAACCGCACAGATTAATAATAGCAAGATAAAAAACTTTTATTATCCTAAGAATTTACCATTAAAGAGCACGATGGACATAAAATTCAGTAGATTAGGGATGAAATTGCAGCTAAAAAAAGAGCAAATTGACGAGATGATATTTTGCGGCTTCGAGAGTATGGGAGAATATATAGAAGACAGGCATAAGAATTTCGTAAAAAATATAGAAGACCGCACAATAGATCTATTGGTATCCTAAGTTTCTATTATAAATGGCGTGGAGTTAATAATTTTAGAATTAAGGGGTTTTTTATCGGTAAACATATTATGCGGGATATTTAAAAATATATTAATTAGTTCTTGGGTTATTTTATTTAAAAATGTGCTACTATTGGCGCTCTTATTCTCATTATAGAAATTAATTATTTGATTACCAAAATTCACCGCAAATATGGAAATCTCTTTAGAAGGTAAGTTTGAAGGTATATTAATTTTAGCCAACCATGATTTATAATAGTTATTTTTATTCCTGAAAGCACCAGTAATTCTCACATAGTCTTCTGGTATATATTTAATATGAGAATCATTGATCTCTTTGGCTATTCCAAAATCATATAAATATATAGAGTATGGGCATGCTTCCAAATAGNATATCTGACCATTTATTTTATATTGATAATAGCCTTTCTCATTATTATTATGATATAGGAAGTTACCCCAATGGCAATCGCGATGAATGTATCCGAATGAATGCAGAGTCATTATAGATAACATCATTTGAATAAAAATATTATACAGTACTTTATTATCTTTTAAAAAATCTTTTTTCTTACATAGACTCTTGTAATCGCCATGCGCTAATTCATTTAGCAGAATAATATATTTTTCGCCGCTAATAATTCTCGGTGTATTTTTATCAGACAAAACGTTGCAGTATATTGCCTTATAAGTCAAAATGAAATGTCTCGATATTTTATTTTTAACAATTTTCTCCGTTATCTTTTCGTTAAGAGTACTTTCTAATAAGTTTCTATAATTTCGAACCATGAGTTTTGCGGCGATGGGGCGCGAACCAATTTCGTTTTTTATTTTTGCTATATAAATATATCCATATACACTCGATGTACCAAAGCGTCTTGTGAGAATTATTGTATTTTTAATGTTATATTCGGGGTTCATAGTATCACTGGTCTTACTAATACTCAAGCATTGCTTGGAACTCACGTTTTTTATTTTCTTACGAATATGATTATTATAAAAGATTCTGCTATCCAAATTATATTTAATATTTTTATTCATAAAATAATTATCTATATCTACCAACTCATCGCTGGTCTTTTTCTTCACTTCGGAAAGATATTTACTGCCTACAGAATTCGATAAATATCCCTTATTATTTTTTGTAGAAGCATATTTGCTTATATATTCGTCTGAGTTCATTATAACTAATAACTATTCTAATATACAGCAATATTCTAATATATTATTATAATAGATTTATGAATAATAATATAGAACCATATATATTTATAATAGATTTAGACGGGACTATAATAGGCAATTGCAGTTATCAATGTGATATATATAATATCATGGAGTTGATAAAAACATATGATAAAAAAAATTTAAATAAATATAAGATTTTGTGCGAAAAATCTCTGAATGAGAGCTATAACGAGAAGTCCTTATTGATAAGACCGCATTTTTTTCATTTTATTCAGGCAATGAAGAAGTTATATCCGGTTTCTTATTTTTATGTATATACTGCTTCGGAAAAAAAATGGGCAAACAAAGAGATCTCTATAATAGAGAAGAATAACAATTTTAAATTCGATAGACCTTTGCTTACGAGGGACAATTGTATAATAGATAAGGATGGTAGTATAAAAAAATCTATTAATAAAATATTACCGCTTATTAAAAAAAATATAAAGTTCTCGAGTACATTTGATATTAAAAAGCACCTGCTTATAATAGACAACAATCCTACTTTTATAGATTACAATGATAACTTGTTGATATGTCCAACGTATAATTATGTTAAATTCAATAATTTGAAAGATGTAGTACCTGACGATATCAGCTGTGCTAACATTAAAAATTACATAAGTAAATTGACGAAGGAACAGAGAATGTGCAGGAATTATAATAACCCCGAATGTTTGGAAAAAATATATAAGTGGCTATATAAAAAATGCAAGAAAATCAATAAGTACAATTTGAGATATGTTAACGATAATTTCTGGAAGGATTTGGTAATATTAATAAAGAGCCATAATATAAGACAGTACACTTCCAAGAATGTCGATATGATGCAAAAGAGCATAATGATATAATGATATAATGCTTATAATAATGATATTATGATATATATTAGTTTTGATATTGGGGTTAAAAATTTGGCGCTTTGTATAATTAAAAAGAATGATATAGCAGATACTCAGACTCAGAATACTCTGGAGATAATTGATTGGCGAATAATAGCATTGGCTGATAGCAAGAAGGAAATCAAGGGTATCGAAGATATTACTGAGCGAATTTATATGAATATGGATAACATCGTCGGAGATCTTAAAAGTAAAAATATAAACACTATTGATTACGTATTAATCGAGAACCAGCCTTCTAATCTCAACGGTATTATGAAGACCATACAGCATATAATATACGGGTATTTTAGTTTAATTAAGTTTTGGGACAAGGAGGTCGGAAATGTTATTTTAATAAATGCATCTTTGAAAACCAAGCATCACAACTATGTAATAAATATAGCTAATACAAAACCAGATGAACCCAAGAATAAGAAGGGGTTCCGTAAGGATAAATATAAGAATAATAAATTACTTAGCATAGAACTGTGCAAACAATATATTAGCGAAGACGAATATTTAAAGAAACTTTTCAACGAAAATAAGAAAAAGGATGATTTGAGCGACGCATGTTTACAGGCAATATCTTATATCCGATGTGCTATCGGTAGCGGCGGCAGCGGCGGCAGCAGCGGCAGCAGCAGCGATATAGT